CGGTCCGGTGAACGTGATTCGAAGGTCCTCGCTTGGTGAAATCAGTTTCGTAGACCTTGGTGCCGACGGAGCCACCAGCGCGAGTGTCGCAGCTCAGGCATCAGCAACCTTTGGAGAAACCGAGATGGATCCAAGTCAAACTGCAAACCAAGACGACCAAACCGCAGCTCCAACGACACCGGTCGCTCCGGATGCAGTTCCGGTATTGGTCCCTCCGAATCCGGTTCCAGTCGAACCGGTCACGAACCATCCTGAGAGAACGACTGAGGTCGAAGCCATGAGGGCGGCCCATGCTACAGAACTCGAGCGAATCGCAGGGATTCGCAGTATTTACAACGGGGCACTTCCGCTGGTCGAAGCCCAAGCGATCCGCGAAGGTTGGAACCTTGAGAAAGCTGAACTCATGAAGATCCGAATGATGCGCCCTGAAGTTCCCGCGATCCATGTCCCGCAAAACACCATTAACGCGAGTGTCTTGGAAGCTGCTTGCTACATCAGTGCTGGTCTGATGAACATCGATGAGCATGTCCAAGAGCAATCCCTAGAAATTGCTGCTCGCAAATTCAAGGGAGGGATTGGTCTGCAGGAACTCTTGCTCGAGGCTGCGTGGGCCAATGGATACACCGGTCGATCCTTCCGAGATCACCGCGAAGTGATGCGAGCAGCATTTGGTGGCCGGGTGGAAGCAAGCTCGATCAGCAATGTGGACATCGGAGGCATTCTTGCAAACGTCGCGAATAAGTTCTTGCTCGAAGGGTTCTTCACCGTTGAGCGAACCTGGAGAAACATCTGCGCGATTCGGAATGTCACCGACTTCAAAACCGTGACAAGCTACCGATTGATCGGAAAGGATCAGTACGAGCTAGTAGCTCCCGGCGGTGAGATCAAGCACGGGAACCTTGGCAATGAAAGCTTCACCAACAGGGCAGATACCTACGGGTTGATGCTCGGAGTTGATCGTCGAGATTTTATCAATGATGACCTTGGGGCGATCACCACCGTTCCTAGGAAGCTGGGCCGTGGATCTGGCTTGAAGATCAACGATATATTCTGGACCACGTTCATGAATAATTCGGCATTCTTCACGGCTGGAAATAAGAACTTCATCTCCGGTGCGGATACGGTTCTTACGATCGATGGCCTAACTAAGGCCGAGGTGGCCTACTACGACTTGGTGGACGCTGATGGTAAACCCATCGGAACGATGCCCACGATCTTGCTGGTTCCAACGGCTCTCTCAGCTATTGGATCCCAGCTCTATAAGGCGCTGGAAATGCGCGATAACACGGCCAACGCGAGGATGCCTATCAACAACCCTCACGCGGGTAAGTTCCGGGTCGAGGTGAGTCGCTATCTAGGTAACGCGATCTACAGCGGCAACTCGACCAAGGCTTGGTACTTGCTCTCGGATCCAAACGACCTGCCAGTGATCGAAGTTGCATTCCTCAACGGGCAAGAAGCCCCAACGATTGAAACGGCTACGGCTGATTTCAACATCCTTGGCGTTCAAATGCGAGGCTATCACGATTTCGGTGTGGCTTTGCAAGACCAAAGAGCTGCAATCAAGAGCAAGGGTGAAGTGTAGTCGGCACTTTACTCGTCGGTTTATTCGTCCAACTAAGTCAATCAGGAGAAACAGTCCATGCCTCAGGCAACCTTTATTCAGGATGGTAAGTACATCGACCACACCCCTGCATCCGCATTGCAATCCGGGGATGTGGTGGTTCAGGGTGATCTTGTTGGAGTAGTGGTCAGACCACTGGCTGCCGGTGAACTCGGTGCGCTGGCTGTCGACGGGGTGTTTGACTTCAACAAAAACACCGGCGTGGCATTCACAGTCGGCACCATCTTGTACTGGGACGATGCCAACAACGTCGCGACTGCCACGGCTACTGGTAATAAATCGATCGGCAAGGTGGTCAGAGCAGCAGCCTCCGCAGACACGACCGTCCGGATGCGAATCAGTCAGTGACCTAGAGGTCGCTTCGTTTCGATTTTCAGTTTTGTTTGTGAATCATTTCCAAGGAGCCGTTATGAAGACTTATTCTCTGGCAAGCATGGTTTACATGCTTTTGTGTTTTGTTTCCATGCTTCATGGCCAAGACAGAGTGTGCCCTGATGGCAAATGCCCAGCCATGCAGTATTCCGGAAGCGGATCGATCGTTCTGGATCCATTCACCGAAGAGTTCGCGATTGTAAGAAATCAGGCTCGATCCAGGTCGTTGGCAGCATCTTTAGATCGGTTCGATCAAGTGATCCGAGCAACGGTGCGAGTGACGGTAAGCAACGTCTGCGGTAGCGGTACCATCGTTGGTAGGACTTCCGAGGGCAACGCGATCGTACTTACCAATGCCCACGTTGCAGGTACCACGCGTGGCCGAACCGTCAACGTCGAACGATGGAATACCAATGGTGTATCGGAGCGAAGCACCGCTGCGATCATCGCATCGGGGTACGGCAAAGGGACCAGCGTGGATTTTGCGCTACTCAAGTGCAATCTCGCATTTGCTAAAGATGTCGAGCCGATCCCCATTGCCGATCGCTACCCAAACACCCAGTCTCTGATCACCACCTTCGGTTGCCCGCGGTGCGAGTGGCCAAGCTTGCAGGTATTGCGATTAAACCGCAAAGAAGGTCAGCTTCTTTCGTGGAAGCCTGAAGCCATCGGTGGCCGAAGCGGTTCGAGCATCATCGACTACAGCGACGATGGACCTCGTGTGGTCGGTTTGCTTACCTGGGCTGGCGGTGGCGAGGGGTTGGGCCAATCGACTCCGTTTTTGCTCAGCGCCATGCGAGGCAAGCTACCTGCGACGCTCGAGGGACTCCCCTCGGGCACCCGCGAAGTGAGCTGCCAAATCGATGAGAGCCAGGAAATAGTCCAAGTTCCCTCGACGACTTCTGGGGAACCGATGCAGGTGCCACTTGGGCTTTTGGCTCAGTCGCAGGTCCAAGACGATGTTCTGGATTCGATCATCGATCGACCAAGGATCAGGCCATCGCCTAGGGAACCGGAGGACTCTGGGATCATCACCGATCGATTGCGAATCGGTCCGCAGTGGACTCCTGGCGGACTGATCGCAACGTCGGCTGGCTCGAGCATCGCCTTGCTGTTGGGATTGCAGTATGGAATTCCGCTGGTTCTGCAAGCGATCCGCAACGCCAGGAAGCAACGTGGCAATGCGGTGCTCGATGACGAGCAGTTCAAAAAGCTCATGGAGCAGTACCAAAACCTGCTCAAGCTCTTAGAGCAAAACAATCAGCCCCCTGCCAACCAGCCGCCTGTGAATAAGCCGTAGGTGACCGTGATGGCAGATCTACTACGTGCTGGACAGCAGTGGCTCGCAAGCAAGCTCAAAACGCATGCCTCCAGCACAGTGATCTATGTGCGAGGTGTAAACCAAGTGAGCGTCTTGGCCACGATCGGCCGGACGCTGATGAAGCTCGAAGATGGTTACGGTGGGGTCCGAATGCAATGGACCGATCGTGACTATCTCATTACACCCGCAGATTTAATTTTGGCTGGATCGCTCATCACACCCGAACGTGGTGACACGATCCGAGAGACCGTAGGCAGCAAAGTCTACACCTATGAGGTCAACGCTCCAGGTGGGGAGCCTGCCTGGCGCTGGTCGGACCCACATCGAAGCCTGTATCGAATCCACACTAAGGAAATTGGAATCGCTTAATGCCCGCTAACATCGTCGCCATCGCAGATGCAATCACCGCAGAGTTAAACGGCAATGCGTTCAGCCAGCCGTTTACTGCTCAGCGGCAGTATTTGCCCATCTACGACCTCAAGTCCATGTCGGAATTGAAGGTGACGGTCGTTCCCAAGGGGCTTGTGAGTTCCTCGCTGGATCGATCGCGAGACAACTTCGATTACCAGATCGATGTGGGGATCCAAAAGAAAACTCAAAACCAAATTGCAACGATCGACGCACTGATGCTCTTGGTCGAACAAATCAGCGACTACTTTCGGAGCAATCCACTATCGAGCTACCCCGGTGCTCGCTTCATCAGCGTCGAGAATACTCCGATTTATGCGCCGGACCATCTGGAAACAATGCTGCAGTTCACCAGCGTCCTTACTCTTACCTATCGACTGATGAGGTAAACATGATCGACGTGAAAGTCACCACCAAAAAGTCATTCGACAAAGTCAAAAGCAAGGCACAGCAGGGAAACTTCAAGAGCCTTGGCCACGCGGCTGCCTCGATTCGCTTGGTTGCTCGTCGCTCCATCAAACGTCGGCAGACCGCTTCGATGCCAGGCACACCTCCGAATACTCGGCAAGGCCAACTCAAGCGATCGATCGTCTATGCGATCGACAAGCAGCGAGGGATCGCAACCATCGGGCCAGACATCTCGGTGGTCGGTACCGCAGGCAAAGCACATGAATTCGGGGGGCGGTTCCGCAAGGAACGATACCCCAAGCGACCCTTCATGGGACCAGCGCTAGACAAAGTCAAAGATCGATTACCCCCAATGTGGGCTAATAGCGTTCGTTAAGGAGTAACAAATATGCCAGCCAAACTTGGACTCGATGCAAAGCTCTATCGGAATACTGGGACTTTTGCAGCGCCGACCTGGGACATCATCGGCAACGTGAAAGATCTCACTTTGAACCTGGAAACCGGCGAAGCGGACGTCTCGACCCGTGCCAATAACGGATGGAGAGCCACGGTAAGCACGCTCAAGGATGCGTCGCTGGAGTTCGAGATGGTCTGGGATACCGTAGACACGGATTTTACAGCGATCCGCGATGCGTTCTTGAATAGCACCACGGTGGAACTGGCTGTTATGGACGGACTGATCACCGGCGCAGGGAGTAGCGGATCGCAGGGACTCAGAGCCAGTTTTCGCATCGCAAGCTTCTCTCGCAATGAAGCCCTCGAGGAAGCGATCACGGTTTCGGTGACCGCCAAGCCAACCTATTCGGCAAATCCACCTTCCTGGATGACCGTTGCCTAATCCTGTTTCGTTTCTCTAGCTATCGGAAGGCAATTAGAAAATGCACAGTTTTGTGGATAACTCCCGACGGACCTGGGAAGTTGCGATCAATGTTACGGCCGTCAAGCGGATCCGTGGATTGCTTGGGATCGATCTCTACGCGCTAGTCGACGACGGATTCAAGTCACTTTCGAAGCTCGTCTCCGATCCAGTCTCTCTGGCCGACGTGCTGTATTGCTTGTGCAAGGACCAAGCTGACAAGCAATCGATCTCCGACGAAGATTTCGGAAGAGCACTCGCTGGCGATGTGATCACCAACGCGGCCGATGCTTTCATCGAGGAACTAATCGATTTTTTCCCAGATGCCCGCGCCAGAGCGAGCCTTCGCAAGGTGATCGAAGCGGGCAAAGCGGTTCGGGACAGAGTGGTCAGCCACGCGGAGAGGATTCTCGACTCGATCGACCCGGAAGTCGAAGCGATGAAGTGGATCAGCTCGTCTGGCACCTTGCCGGAGTCCTCTGCATCGACCCAGGACCATTTACCCTCCGAGAGCTGATCGCCATGGGCCAGGCACGCAGCCAGGTTCTGTGGAATCACACCTCGAGCATTCTGGCGATGCTTGCCAACATCCATCGCGATGCCAAGCGCTCAAAAGTCTACCACCCATCGGACTTCAATCCGCACGCACAAAAACGTTCACAGCCAAAGACCATGGTTGGAGTCGAAGTCCTCAAGCACGTGTTCATCGATCGCCAAAGTGAGTTGCAATAGTCATGGCATCAAGTTCCAGCATCAAAGCCGGTGCAGCCTACATCGAGCTCTACACCAAAGACTCGCGTCTGGTGAAGGGTCTCAACGATGCTGCCAAGCGGCTTGATGCCTTTGGAAAAGGCCTCCAAGGGATCGGGACCAAGATGGCCATGCTAGGTGTGGGGATCGTCACCCCACTGGCCGGAGCTGCCAAGGTCTTTGCCGACATGGGAAGCGAGATGGTCGACATGAGCCAGCGAACCGGCGTGTCGGTCGAAGCCCTCTCGGAGTTGGGATTCGCTGCCGAGCAATCCGGAGCCGACATGGGGACTCTCGAAGGATCGCTTAAGAAGATGCAGAAAATGCTCTTCGAAGCGGCCTCCGGATCGCAGTCGGCCCAAGAAACGCTCGCATCCCTGGGACTGAGCGTCGCGCAGCTCTCGAAACTATCGCCGGACGAACAGTTCAAGCTGATCGCCGATCGGATGTCGCAAATCACCGATCCGACGCTAAAGACCGCCACGGCCATGGCGATCTTTGGCAAATCAGGCACCCAGCTGTTGCCAATGCTATCGAGCGGTGCCAAAGGAATCGAGGAACTCCAGCAGCAGGCCCGCGATCTGGGGCTCACCATGGCCACCGATGATGCCCAAGCGGCCGAGGCCTTTGGCGATCGCATCGATGTTCTTTGGAAAGTGCTCAAAAAGGCAGTCTTTACCATCGGATCTGCTTTGGAGCCGGTCCTCTCGGCGATGATCGATTCGACCGTTCGGATCGTCGTGGTGACCAGTGACTGGATCAAAAACAACAAGGACCTGATCGTCACCGTCTTCAAGGTCGGCATGGCGATCGCAGCCGGAGGTGCGGCCATCGTTGCTCTGGGGGCTGCGGCAACCGGACTTGGGACCGTATTTAGCGCAGCTGCTGCAGTGATCGTTGGCATTGGACAGGGGATCGCGATTCTTGGTACCGCGATCGCAGCATTGGTCTCGCCGATAGGACTTACCATCGCTGGTTTGACGGCATTAGTAGCCTACCTCCTCTACACCAGCGGTGCTGGAACGCAGGCCATGAAGTGGCTTGGGGATCGTTTTAACGAACTCAAAGACACGGCACTTGCTGCGTGGAAGGGGATCGGCGATGCGCTTGCTGCCGGTGACATCGCACTGGCTGGCAAGATTCTGTGGCTCACTCTGAAAATGGAATGGCAACGTGGGGTCGCCTTCCTGCAGTCGAAGTGGCTCGACTTCAAGGGATTCTTCATCGGCATCTTCCAAAGCGCGGTCTACAGCGTCGCAGGTTTAATGACCGACGCTTGGGCAGGTCTGCAAACCGGTTGGCTTGAAACCACCCATTTCATTGCCGATAGCTGGACTGTCCTTATAAGCCTGCTTCAAAAGGGCTGGAATCGATTCGGAGGGTTCTTTCAGAAAGTCTGGGCCCGCATCCAAGGTCTCTTTGGCGATACCAATACCGAAGCAGAGATCGCCAAGATCAACGATGAGATCGCTCGCCAAGATGAGCTGATTAACAACTCTCAGAACCAAAAGATCCTCGATCGAGAGAAGCAGCGCCAAAAGGCTCGCAACCAAATCGAGCAAGATCGCCAAGGTGCTCAGTCGGCACTCGGAGATATGCAGGCCCAAGAGCAGTCGGCCTTGGCGGCTGCCAACGAAAAGGCGCTGGCTGATTCCGCAGCGCAGCTTGAGCAAGCAAAAACCGAGTGGAAAGCAGCTCTTGGCGAGGCGGCACAAAAGCGAGCTGAAACCTCCCCCGGGTCGCCGAGCAAATTCTCGTCATCGAGCCTCGGGATGCCAGACCTTGGCAGCATGGACCAATCGCTAGCCGACACCAAGAAGAAAACCGATGTCGTTGGGACCTTCAATCCGCTGGCAGCGATGAACCTGGGAGCCGACTCTCTGGGTGAACGGACCGCTCGAGCTACCGAGGACGTCGCTGCCAATACCAAGAAACTCGTTCAGCAAGCCGACCGTGGTGGCTTGGTATTCGGATAGGAGATTCCCATGCCTGCTCCGATCATCATCGAGCGATTTGACTCCAAAGAGATCAGCGAAAGCAAAGACAATCCAAGTGTGGACTTGATCTACATGATCATGAACACCGAGGATTACGCCACAGCCAAAGGTCTCATGGCCTCGACGATCCCTGCAAAGTTCGGAGATCTGTTCTTGGACGATTACCACATCGTCCACCAAGGCAACGGCGTCTGGGAAGGAACAGCGAGGTACGTCAAATGGAAAAGCGAGTCTCAGTACTCGTTTGACACCGGGGGTGGCACCCAGCACGTTACTCAAAGCATCGCCAATGTGGGCAAGTATTCGGCAAGCGGCTTTACGGCTCCAGATTTCTTCGGTGCGATCGGGGTAACGGATGATCGCGTTGAAGGAACCGACGTTACGGTTCCGGTTTTCAACTTCACCGAGACCCATTACATCCCCAATCTGCTCGTCACCGGTGCGTACAAGCTCTTGCTGTTTAATCTCACGGGCAAGGTCAACGGTGCAAGCTTTAAGGGATTCGCCAAGGGGGAAGTCCTGTTTCTCGGAGCAAGCGGCTCCAAGCGTGGCTTGGACGATTGGGAGATCACATTCCGATTTGCAGCAAGCCCCAACGTCGCTGGTCTATCGCTTGGGAGCATCACCGGAATCGCCAAAGAAGGCTGGCAGTACCTTTGGGTTCGCTTCATCGATGATGAGGACACGACTGCCAAGGCGCTGATCAAGCGACCTGTCTCAGCCTATGTCGAGCAAGTGTATTCCTATGGTGACTTCAGTGGCCTTGGGATCGGAGTCTAATCGATGGGGGATAAGTTCCATAAGGTGTTGCCGGGCGATCCACTGAAGATTCCAGCAGAGGCATGGAATGCATTGGTGGATCTGTCCCAGGCGCAAAAGAACCAGCAGCATGATCTGCTGAGCCAGACCGAAGGAACTTCCAGGCAAAACAATCTGGCCAAGGTGCGAAATCAAACGGGCGTCGATCTGGATCGCTTCTCGATCGTGGCACTTGGGGCTCCGATCATCACACCCTCTGCCAACCTTAAGGAGTTTAAGCGGCAAACCAGCTTCCAGGGGCTGGTTCCTGGTGCATCTGCCGGATCGCGCTTTGGCGTGCTGCTTGAACCCCTCAAAAACAACAGCATCGGAACCGCAGCGGTTGCTGGGTGTGTCATCGTCCGAATCTCTGTGGGCCTTGCGGCTTACAACTGCGCAGAGACCATTGTCGGGCAAAATAACTACTTGCGAAGTGTTCCGCATGGGCCAGCCTCGGTTCTTTGGATCGAACCATCCGGTGAGGTGCGTTGGGCAGTCATTCGCTTCGATGATGCCAATTACGAAGAGATCGTCTTTATCACCAGCAACATCCCTGACGGTAATGGCTACTACCCAGGTGTGGTCCAGAAGTTTGACGTAACGACCAAGTCTTGGAACACGGCCTTTGATTGCAAAGTGGTGGATGCCAACAAATGACACTCTACCCACGTCGATACATCGCGACCTTCATCGCCGGCACCCAGGAGTCGTTGCCACTCTACGCAGCCACCTGTACCGAAAAGCGCTCCGGGCAAGGTCCCAAGCGACAACTTGGTTTTTTCATTGGCATGGTAAACGGAGAGCCATTGTATGCAGTATCTAGTTGTGAATTTCCTCAGATGGGTCGTTACCTCATGCACTATGTGGGGTTTGACGCCTTGCCCATTTATGCAATCGTCTGTTGCCAGGTTTCCTCGAGCGGATCATCGGGGAGTAGCGGTACATCGGGCTCATCCGGTTCATCAGGCTCCTCTGGATCGTCGGGCTCTAGCGGTTCGTCAGGCTCTTCGGGTTCAAGCGGCACCAAAGGATCGAGCGGAAGCAGTGGTTCCTCTGGATCTGGCAAACCTGGATCCAGCGGAAGCTCAGGCTCCTCCGGATCCAGCGGCAGCTCAGGGTCCAGCGGATCCTCCGGATCGAGTGGTTCCTCGGGCACCAGTGGATCATCCGGTTCGAGCGGATCATCGGGTAACTCGGGATCGAGTGGTAGCTCGGGATCGAGTGGTAGCTCGGGATCATCAGGTTCCTCGGGTTCGAGCGGATCCTCCGGTAGCACGGGGAGTTCCGGAAGCTCGGGATCATCGGGTACATCTGGGTCTAGTGGAACATCGGGCCAATCAAGCGGCATTGGATCATCAGGGTCTAGCGGATCAGGATCCAAGCCTTCAGGCTCATCGGGCTCTTCCGGATCGAGCGGCTCATCTGGCTCTTCGGGTAGCTCGGGCTCAAGTGGCACTTCGGGATTATCTGGTAGCTCGGGGACTTCGGGCTCAACTGGATCCAGCTCATCTGGATCAGCTGGTTCGAGCGGATCAAAAGGTTCCAGTGGTTCATCAGGCAGCTCGGGGTCTTCGAGCACGAGTGGTTCGTCTGGCTCATCAGGCTCGTCTGGATCAGTTGGTTCGAGCGGTTCGTCGGGATCGAAACCCTCTGGTAGTAGCGGTTCGGGTTCAACGTCATCAGGCTCGCAAGGTAGCTCGGGATCATCTAGCGGGTCGGGTTCGTCAGGGACTTCTGGCTCGATCGGATCGTCGGGCGTCAGTGGTTCCTTGGGATCAAGTGGCTCCTCTGGCCAGAGCGGATCTGCTGGTTCAAGCGGCTCTAGTGGATCGAGTGGCTCCTCGGGATCATCCGGATCGAAACCCTCTGGCTCTAGCAGCTCGGGTTCACAGTCCGGCTCCCAAAGCGGTAGCAAGCCTTCAGGCTCGGGTTCTTCGGGGCAAAGCTCCAGTGGGTCCGGATCTAGTTCCGGTTCGGGTTCAGGCTCTGGAATCAAGCCCTCGGGAGTCTCTGGCAGTGGCGCTAGCACCAGTGGCTCTGGTTCAAGCGGATCGGGATCGGGTAGCTCCGGGAGCTTGGGAAGCTCCGGCAGCTCAGGCAAATCGTCCGGATCCAGCGGTTCGGGATCGAGCGGATCCGGATCCAGCGGCAATTGCTGCTGTCCTTGCTACTACGTCTGGAACGGAATGGGCTGGAATCCTGTGAGTGTTCAAGATCCATGCCAAGACCAAAACGGGCCCTTCGAAGTGACCTGCTTTTGCGCAGGGATGGCTCCGACCACCCCCGGAGCTTTCATTGGACAAGTTAAATACACCGGATGTCAGGAGATGTTTCAGTGATCGATCCGACCGATTGCCAATACAACCAAGACGGATACTGCAAGATCTCAAGCGATCTTGCCAAGGCACCTTTGCCCATCGCAAACGATGCTTGCGCAGCATGCCTCCAGCAGACTTGGCCAAGAACCAAGAACCCTGTCACCTGCTCCAAGGCGATCGAGTATCTGTCCATCGTACAGATGCCGATCCCCCAGGAACTGCTCGAGTGCGTTAAGCCCCCGACAAATGGGGTCGGCACAGAACTTGAAAATCTCATTGAAA